AGATTCGTAATCAAACATCCGTCATCAACCTCCAGTGGGTATGGGCTACGATTTATATTGACTGAGTCCTCGTATGCTGCATTGAACTCTGAGTAGTACAGTTCTACCTCAGCCCAAACACCATCTGGCAGCAGAGCAAGACACAAATTATACCATGTGTTGTCACCCAATTCAAACGGACCTTCGATAAACTTGTGTACTTCTACTGCGGCCATTTGATCCACTCCTCTGGGATTAGTTTGTCTGCGTAAAGGAACCCATGTTTGTCACACCACATACCGTAGGTAGTCTTGGAACCTTTGTTGATCTTAGCCCTAGAGTTAGAGAATACGAAACGAATGTCAAGGTCTGGGTGTTGTTTCTTTATGAGAAGATGTTTCTTTCTATCTGCTACAACGAACCGTCCCTTACTCTCAATGATGATACCGTTGGGAAGTTCGAAGTCAGGGGTGTAAGTCCTGACCTCATTGATAGCATACTTGATCTTCATCTCTTCGTACTTGACTGGTACTGACAGAGACTTGAGTTGCTTAGAGATACGATCCTCTAGTCCTGATCTGTAGCCATACTTAAACCCTGCACTCATGATGAAGGTACTCGTGGTTCATTGACTACATCAACAAGGTGGAGTGGACCTGTGCTGTAGATAAAGGTACGGGCCTCAGGCCAGCACACTTGACGGAACTCACAGTAGCTGCATGTCATAGCCAGCTTAGTGTTAGGGCTTGTCTTGGACTGGGGGATGGGAGGGATACGATCCTCAGGGATAGGGCCAGCTACCATCTCTTTGGTGTCCAACATCTCTTGCTCTTTAGTCTTCAACTCTTCCTCGAAGTCATAGACATCTAGGCAGATGTGTCCGTTCACCTTGTCAATAACCAGGAAAGCACCAGCAGTCTTGTTGGTAACGAGAGGATCATCCTTGGCTGCGTACACGTAGGAGGAAAGCTGGGAGATATATCCAAAGGGATCATCGTCCCGTAGGTTGCCTTCCTTAAACTTCTTGAAGGCATAGGGTGAGGCAGACTTAACGTCTACAGTCATGCCATCAATCACTGCATCTCGGTGTCCCTTGATACCGTGTACGTCAAGGCGATCCTGCATACCCTGTACGTCATGCCCAGCAGCCTTAGCAATAGTCAAGGCAAGCTCTTCGATCATGTCACCGAAGAAGAACTTGAGTAGGGTGTTGGGTTGTAGCTTCTCAGCATCGTTAGTCTGGTTGATCTTATACCAGAGCTTACGTTGACAGGGTGTGCCAATGGATGACAGGGAAAGGTAGCCTCGTGGCTCTTGTGGTTTACTAAACCGTTGGTTAGCTACGAGAGCTATACCCTTTCCCATCGAAGCACCAAGGTTTCCAGTCCATCCACCCTTACCTTCGATTACATCGTGCATGTCTTGAACTAATGTGTTAATCGTCTTGGTCATCTAAGTGTTCCTCTATTTCATCTATTGCTTGAGCTAGTTCTTGGATAGTACTTAAAGTAAAGACCTTAAGTTTGTCAAGTTCTAAGTGTAGGTCGTACACCTTCCAAGAAAGGTAGAGGCTGATGAGTAGTGTAGCTACAACAATATGATCGGGGGAGATAGTCATAGGTTTAGCTCCAACCTGTAAGCACCTTCGGGTGACTGGTGAGCAGCTATCAAGTCAAGGAACTGTTGGTAACTCATATACAACATCTGATATTCATCTAGGTTATCGTCGAACTGACGGAGGTATACGGTCCCATCATCAGCCAGCACCATCTCTACATCCTCAAACTTATCACTGTCGTCTAGTGTAGTAACAATAGAGGCGTCTTTCTCAAACTCTACGGTGTACATTTGTTAGTCCTCTTTTCCTAGGATGCTGTCAAACACGAAGTCAAGGTCCGTACCTGTAGCACCACAATAGATCAGGAGCTTCAGTCCCAACTCTTGTGCCAATGCTGCTGTGGTATCATCCATATCAAACTCTACGGTAGCACTACCGTCTTCGTGTTCAGTGAGGTTTGTTACTTTCATATGTCCTACTTCTTCATCACTCATCTATATAGCTCCAAGACTTTAACCAAGGCTGCATACAGACTGTGTGCCTCTTCCTGATCGTCCGGGTGAACGTAATACTTGGCAGTACCTTCAGCCATGTGCTTGTACATCTGAGCTTGTTCATTGAGTGCTTCCATCACTATGTCGTCTACCATTTCATATGACAGTTGAATTGATCTACTCTTCATTCTTGGTCTCCTCCTGTTTCTTTAGTTCAGCTTGGTAAGCAGCCCAAGCAGCATCACAAGCATCCTCATAGGCAGCCCAAGCAGCATCACAATCATCCTCATAAGCAGCATCACAAGCATCCTCATAAGCAGCATCACAAGCATCCTCATAAGCAGCCTTTAGTTCTTCAAGTTTAGTCATCTGTTTCTCCTTCCATCAGAGCATCCCATGATACAGGGAACAACTCAGACATCTCCTCACTGATCTGCTGTGCAACTACACGTGTTTCCTGTTGTGTGTCTGAAGGTAAACGTAGCCGACACATGGCAGCAAAGGCATCAAGGCTACCTGACCAGTACCACTCGGTCATCGTGGACTGTGGCAGTACCATACGTGCCTGTTCAGGTGCGACTCCGTGTTCTAATAGGTCTTCGTAGAACTCAAGGGCATGATGGTTAAATCGGCTCTCTGCATCAGGGATTGTGTTTTGACCAACCGTGGCGAATTTGAATGTGAACCCACTAACATCAACAGCACCTTCACTGCCTTGCTTCTTGTCAGCACTACGTCCACGCCAGACATCAGGCTCATAGAACTCAGGTTCATCATCGACATACCGACGGGATACTTCGTTCCACCTGAGATATGAATGTTTTACCAACTGACGTGCCACAAAGATAGGGGCCTTGACGTGGAAGGATGCAAAGGCATGACCGAAGGGACTGATGTGCTTGTGCTTAGCTAGGTACTTGATTAGCTTGGTGTCACGTAAAGCCAAGGCCTTCTCTATAACCTCACCTGTGTCCAAGCACTTTGTTAGTGTCTTGTACTCTGACTTCTTGCCGAAGCTAACCCGTGCTGCGTTAACTACGGTCAGGTCACTACCCATGTGGTCGATGTATGTTGCTTCAATCATGCTACTCTCCTTGGTGTGGGAAGGGCTGCTTGATGCCCCTCCCTTTGTTAGTAGTTACCAGATCATGTCTTCTTTAGTTTTAGGCTCGTAGGGTACGTGGTCGATAACAGCTACTCCTTCGAGACGTGTCACAGGAGCACGACCACCCGTATAAATGCTTACCTTGACTGTGACCTTAGTGCCATTACCCAACTCACCATCTACATCGAAGTCCCAAGGTGTAGCACCACGACCTTCAGTCCAGTTAAGCACCTTGGGTGCTCCACCAAAGTCATCAATGCTTGGGTGTTTGTTGTTGCGTCTAAGTTTCATACCAGTACGACCACCAGCTACCTCGAAAGGTTTGATTTGCGTATAGTTCATAACTTCCTGAGGGAAGCCAGCATCTGTAAGTTTGGACATCTCTGCATCATCTGCGGGAATGAAAACACAGTTGTACTGTCCGCCCTTGTCTGCGTGGTAGTCTCCGGCGTCAATGTTTTGAGGGAATACACGGGCATAATAGATTTCACCTGTGGTTTCAACGAACTTTGTTTTTTTAGACATACTTTTCTCCTTTGATGTCTGTGTTTAGTTACTGGACAATAGTTGTTAGTTTAGTGTGTGTCAAGCCATGACTTACCAATATCTGTAGAACCTGCAAGGGGGCACATCAGTCCTAGCTCTACACCTACGATCTCAATAGCCTTACGTTGTATCTCACCTAGTCTCTCGGCCTGATCCTTAGAACCTATGCACTCTGTCTGCCATTCATCATGAGGCCAGGTTACTAGCTTGAAGTTAATACCCTCAGCCCTAGCATCGTTGATCCACTGACGGGTAGCCCACTTCATGATGGTACTCTCACCATTCTGTAGCATACCTGCTAAGGTCTTGTGCTCACTAGGAACCTTGACCTTACGTCCATCATAGCCACGGAAGTAACCTCTCTCTGCAATGTCAGGGACTACAGACTTCTTCAACTTACGTAGCCCAGTGATACTATCCATGAAGTTATTGACAGCAAAGGTAGCCTGTCTCATGTCTGTCTTGAGTATCTGTCCGATCTTGTTAGTGCCAGCCCCTAGTAGGAAGGCATAGATGAATGTCTTAGCCATGTCTCTGGTGATGTGGGGTAGACCCAGTGCCTTGCGGTTCAGGTTGTGGATGTCTGTCTCGTCCTCCTTCTTGCCT